AGCATGTTGCACAAACTTGATACCATTCATATGGTCTAGTTCGTGTTGATAACATCTTGCAGTTAAACCTTCCATTTTCATTTGAATATGTTCGCCGTTTTCATTATAGAATGAAGCCATAATCCATGACGGTCTTTCTATTTTAAGATATAAAGCAGGATAGGAGAGGCAACCTTCGTTATCTTTAATCATTTCTGCCGATTGGTCAATAATTTGTGGGTTAATACAGGCAAACTGAAAGTGTTCGGTGCCGATTACAAACACTCTTTCAAAAACACCACATTGATTAGCTGAAAGACCTAATCCATTGAATTGTTTCATTGTCATCTTTAATCGTTTAATTAAAGTATTCATATTCTGATTAGGTAATGCGTTCTTATATTGTGGTACTGGTTTGCTTAACATTGGATGATTTTCATCAAACAATGGCAATGGTTCAATCTTTTCTTCTTTTGTAATATTAGCACCAGTATCAATGGTGAATATTTCTTGACTTAATATATCGTCACTCATTTTACAATCCTACTAAAGTTTTTAATCTTCTCAAATTTAATTACATTGTTAAACTTATCTTGTAGAATATCACCTTTGTGAGAAATTACAAACAGGTTGACATCTTCAAGCATATGCAGTATCTTAATTAATTCATCAGTACCATTCACATCAAGGCTTGAATCAAATATTTCATCAAGTATTAATAGATTAGTATTAGATGAATTTTTAAGTTTAGCAATAGCACGCCATGTCAGCATAAGTGCCATATCAATTCTTTGTTTCTCACCTTCTGAAAAGTTATTATAGGTAAACTCATCACGGTGCCTTGATTTAATTGTTTCTTTAAACGATTCGTCAAGGTTAAAGTTCACAAAGAAATCTAATGATGCCAAATACTTGTTCACTAATTTATTAATGATTGGTAAGTATTGTTTAATAATCTTTGTTTTGATGCCAGTATCTTTTAATAAACCAGAAGCCACTTCATAATATGTTTTCTCATCAATTAGTTCTTTAAGTTCTTTTTCAGCTTCATCAATTTTAACTTTAAGTTCTTCTAATTGTTTCTGTTCGGTATCTGATATGTCTTTTGTATTTTTTAATTCAGTAATGTGTTTTTCAATACGAGCAATATACTTTCTAATCTCTGTAATAGATGTGGTGTTCGTTGCAATCTTAATCTGTAGCTCTTGTATTTCTTTTTGTTTTTCACTAATTTGATTAAGTTTGTTTTGTTCTTCTAATAGTTTAATTTCTAATTGCGATAAACCAACGGTACATTCAGTAATTTTATTAGATAGGTTACCAATTTCTTCTTCTTTAAATTGTTTATCAATAGCTTGTCGGCATGTAGGACAATTATCATTATGTTCAAAGAAGTTGACATCTTTTTTATATTTGTTTAGATTGGTTTCAATCTGTGTTTCAAGTTGATTAAACTTCTTAACTTTCTGTTCTGTTTCTAAACGAGCAACCACATCAGCTTGAAGTGTATTAATTTTACCATTACATTCAGTTGTTTCAGATTCTAATGTAACAATATGATTAGAACTGTTTGCAATATCTAATTCATATTCAGCAATCTTTTCATCATTATTTTGTTTTAATTGTTTAATGTGTGCTTCTTTTAATTCATACTTTTGTTGGCCAATATCAATCTCATGTTTTTTGGCTATAGATATATCCTTATTGTTACTTAACTTTTCTTTAACCAAACCATTCATCGTGCTGAATATTTGAATATCAAGCAAGTCTTCAATGATTGCTCGTCTATCAGTATTTGATAATTGCATAAACGGAGTAAATGAAGCTGAACCTAGAATAACAATCTGTGTAAAAGATTTGTAATTCATTTTGAGAATAAACTTCTCTAGGTATTCTTGGTAATCACGAGCAGCTGCATCCTGATTTAATAGTTCACCATCTTGATAAATCTCAAAAGTATTTGGTTTAATGCCACGAATAATTTTATATGATTTATTACCAGCGTTAAATTCAACTTCAACAACAGTATCTTTACCGTTGATTGAATTGATTAGGTTAGGTTTAACGATTGAACGGAAAGGCTTGCCAAAAAGACCAAAGCATAATGCGTCTAGCATCGTAGATTTGCCAGAGCCATTTTCACCAACAATAAGAGTATTGCTTGTGTTATCTAGTTTAATTTCGGTAAAATAATTACCGGTTGAAAGAAGGTTCTTCCAACGAACATAACGAAAGACGAGCATTATTCGGTTGTTTCCGTGTTAAGTGCTTCTACATAGAGTTCACGCATGAGCGTTTTTAGTTTATCACTATTTACATTCAAGGTAAGGTTATCAATATATTTACTTAATATAGTCATTGTATCTTCAGCTTGGTCTACAATATCTTGGTCAGTATCAAAACTTGTATCGGTAAAATCTTCAACAATGGATATATCTGATACACCAGCTTTATATAAATTGTCAATCACATTATCAAATAGATAAGGGTTCTGTTTGTTAATTACAATTACTTTCACATATGTTTCTTTTAATTTAGAAAAATCATATGCCTTCCAGAATTCAAAGTCTTGAGCGCCATCATCATAATTTAATTTATGGAACATACGATATGGGTTTTGTATGAATTCCATTTCACGAGTGGCAGTATCAAAGATGTGAAAACCTCGTGGGTCATTATAATCAGCCCAAGTCATTTCATTTGGAGTGCCAACATAATAGATATGACCATCATCTGATTTATGATGGAAATGTCCAGTTAATACCATATCATACTTGATAAGTTTGTTTTTGTCAATACCACCACGACAAACATTACCACGATCCATTTCAAACCCATCAATCTCAAAATGGCCAAATGCTAATTGCGATTTACTTTCGTTAATTGCTTTAAAGATTGTTTCTTCATTTTCAGGACAGAGCCAAGGAATAATATCAAAAGAAACACCGTCAAAATCAATGGTAGAAAAATTATCATATACAGTAATGTTATCATAGTCTTTTAGTAATAGTTGTGGAGAATTAACTTCAAGGGTATTTTTAAATGAAATATCATGGTTACCAAGAATGGTGTAAAATGTGATATTGTTTTGTTTTAATTTATCAAAGAAGTATTTGCGACACAGGTAAAGCGAATTAAAATTAATAAACTTTCGTCTATCAAATAAATCGCCTAGCTGAAAAACGGTCGTGATATTATTCTCTTTCAAATATGGAAAGAATATATCATCATAAAACTTTTTAATATATTTGTGGAATTCTAGCGAATCACCACGCATACCAAAATGGGTATCACCCAATACACATAATTTCATTAATATTTAATTCTTGTTTGATTGAATTGATGTTTAAGTGTTTCTATTTCTCTTTTAAGGTTAAGCTTTTGAAATTTCATTTTGCTAAGGTCGGTATCATTTATAAATTGACTATGCCCTTCTTTAATTTGGCTATCTAAAATCAAATGTTCTTCTTCTAAAGCTCTAATATGTTGAAGCAACTTTTCTGTATTCATTTGTATCCTCATATGAAAAAGAATTAGGAAATCTAAATCCTACTTCAGCGCACCCACAGATAATAACACATAATAAAATTAAAGTCAAGTATTTCATAGGTAATTATAGGTCTTCGCCAATAAATTGGTCCAATCCTTTAGCCTTACTTTCTTTTTTCTTCTTTTTGTTTTCTTCAAAGTTGTGGATGAATTCTGATATGTTGTCATATAATTCAAACTGTTTGGCAACACCATCTGAATCTTCTAATAATTCATACTCATCTAATATGCCGATTTGTTCGGTGGCTTTATATTTAACATAAAGCTGTTTCTTTTCTTTCATAATACGGCGAAGAAAAGCATAGTAAATGATTTGTGTAAAGTATGCAAATGGGTTTTTAGATTTAGCTGGGTCAAAATTGCGGAAATACATCATACAATTTTCAATGCCATCAGCTATCATTTCATCTCTGAAAGAATATGAAATAAAATTTGGTTTACGGGATAGATGTTCAGCAATCTTCAGAAAACATTCACCAACATAATTTGGTATTTTTGGTTCTTCTTTTTCTGCTTTCTTTGCCTCATCACATTTTTCTTTATAATCTATTAGAGCCTTCAAGAAGTCGGCGTTATTTACATAATGTTTTGGTTTTTTCTCACTCATATTTCATCCTTAATTGCCTCAAAAAGTGCTTGACTTCTGTTAGTCTAGCGGTGTCCCCTTTGATTGTAATTGCTTTAGTACCTTATCCAATAATGTTAGCACTTTAACACGATACCCAAATCCTAACATTCCTGATTTA